GGGGTCTTTGCCGATCTCGGTGACGATGTCCTCGCCGATGCCCAGCGACAGGCCCGACTTGGCGAACGCGAAGCACGTGCGCGTGGTCGAGACGATCGGCAGAAGCTCGGAGGGGACCCAGGTGAAGCCCATCCATTTGCCGCGCAGCGAGCCGTTCTGGATCATCTGCACGGTCTGGAAGTCGGCGCTGGTGAGCTGCGTGTCCGCCAGCACATCGGCCAGGGCCGACGCGTTGTAGACGAAGTACAGCTCCTCACCGTTCTCCTCGTCGGCTTCCGCGCGACGGAAGAAGCGCTTGGCCTGGAAGATCTTGGCCTTGGTCAGGCCAGTGCCGCCGACCAGAATGCGCTGCGACGACGGCAGGGCCACCGTCGCGGTCGCGCCACCGATGGCGGTCGGCGCGGTGCGGGCCGCGCCCAGCGCGGCGTTGATGATGACTTGATCCTTGGCGCGGTTCAGGCCGGCGACCATCGCTTTCACGTAGTCGCTGGTCGGATCGGCCAGCATGCGGATCTTGTCCTGATCGTCCAGCATGTCGCCGTCTTCCCAGTCACCGAGATCGATGAACCGGGTCGAGTGCGGCTGGTCGTTCAGCGGCGTGTCGCCGTGGCGCGTGGTGCGCTGCTGAGCCGTGCGACGGCCCATGCGGTTGACGGACTTGGAAAGGCCCCGGATGCCCGACTCGACCATGACGGCCGACTCGAGGCGCGAGACGGACTGCTGCGCAACGTGGCGGAAGTTATCCGCGAACTGCTGCGCAAACGCTTCGGTGATCTGAAAGCTCATTGCCAGCTCCTGATTCGGTGAAGGATGGGTTCGTTCGCCTGGTCAGGTTGTCCGCGTGCGGGCCTGTAATCGCGAGCGGCGCCGGCTACCGCGCTGCACTCGTGGGCCTGGTCCGGTTGTCCGCGCGCCACTGCGGGCCGGTGCCGCGGAGTGTCTTGCCGATCGATGGGCGGAATCCCGCCCAAAAGAAAAAGCCCGGCACAGAGGCCGGGCGGAAGGCTGCGAAGAAACAGCCGCGAAGACAGTCGGTTACGTCTTGGCCACCAGCCCCTGCTGCGGCTTGTTGCCGTAGCGCCGGTTGTAGAGCGCCTGCTGCTTGGCCATCAGCACCTTGTGCTCGGGGTGCTTGGCATCGGTAAAGCCGGGATGCGCGCGGATCTCGGCCATCTGCTCGTCCCATGACTGCGCGGCCGGCGTGCCCGCAAGGATCGGCGCCACGTCCTCCTGCAGCTGCGCACCGATCTTCGCCAGCAGGCGCAGTGCAAGCGGGTTGCTGTCGATCTGCGCGCGCTCCTCCTCGGTGAGGTCGCCGCCGAACTCGCTGATCGCCTTGAACGCGTGCCGCGCGTTGGCGTTGAACTCCGCCTCGGTCTTCCACACTTCGCGCAGCGCGACCACCGCCTTGTCCGGTGTCGGCGCGGCCATCGCCTGCCGCTGGGCAAACTCGTTCAGGATGTAGCCGACCTGCTCGTTCGTCATGCCCTTGGCGTGCGCACCCTTCAGAAACGACTTGTAGAGCGGGTCGGCCGCCAGCGCCTCGGCACTCAGGCCCTGCGGCAGTTCGGGCTTGTAGTCGTCGGGCGTGGGCGGCGCGAGGTTGCCGCTGCCCTGGCGCTTCTCGAGGTGCGCGTAGCTCTCGGCCAGCTTCTTCGCGCTGGCCTCGTAATCGACGGTGCCGTCGGCCTTCTTTACCGTGAACTTCTCAGGAATCGTCGGCGCTGCGCCCGGTTGCCCAGTGCCGCCTGCGCCTGTTGCGCTTCCTGCGCCAGCCGCAGCAGCTTCGCCTCCCGCCACTTGAGTGCCAGCCGCACCGCCGGATGCTGCAGCGCCTGCTGCAAGGACACTCCCTCCCACCGCGCCACTGCCCCCAGGCTGACCGGCTGCGCCTGCCCCACCAGCGGCGCCCGCAGCGCTCCCAGTGCCACCGCCAGCGCCAGCCGCTGCTGCCGCACCGCCAGCCGCACTGCCTTCGCTGCCCGCTGCATCCATGACCACATGATTAGCCCTCATCGGTTTCTTCCTCGGTTGGCACCCCGTTCGCGGCGTTGATGCGCGCCAGGATGTAGTTGATCGGGCGCCGCTCGCCGATGCGCACCAAGGTTTCGCGCTCGGCGCCGCGGCCGCCCTTCACGTATGGCTCGCGGCAGAACCGCGACACCAACTCCTCGAGCACCGCCTGGCCTTCCGGGGTGCCCTCGAACACCCGCGCGTAGTAGCTCGGGTGCAGCGGCTCGCGTTTCGCGGCCGACATCAGGGAATCGTGTCGACGGCCAGCGTGTAGTTGAACGCGCCGACGCCGCTGTGCAGCACGCGCACGCGAATGCCATCAAGCGGGGCGTCGCTGATCGCCACGTTGGCCACTGGCGTTACGGCTGGGTGCACGGTCAACACCTGACGGCCGGTCGCCGCACTTGCTGTGGCGGCGGCAATCTGGCGCCACACCGGCACGGCCGTGGCACTGCCGGCCAGCGCCTGCGGTGGTCCGATGTTCTCCTCGATCACCAGCTGCACGGTGTCGACGGTGGGCACGGCCGTGACGTCGAGCACGGCCTTGACGCCGCTATCGCCAAGCCGGCGGAAGGCATCGCCATCGAAGGTGCTGGTACGGCCGGTCAGGGAATAGAACTGCATCGGGGCCTCTCCTCTACGCGCGCGCCATGCGCTGCGTACTTGCGTCAATCATCTGCGACGCGGCCTGCTGCTGCAGTGCGTCCTGCTGCGCCCGCTGCTGTGCCTTCAGGCGCGCGTCGCGCAGTTCGTCGACCTTGCGCTTGTCCGGCAGCAGCTTCAGCGGCACGCCGAGCAGCGCCGCCTTGTGGCGCTTGGCCTCGTCCCAGTCGTACAGGTCGAGCACTTCGGGCTTGACCGCCGCGGTGCCGCCTAGGTCAGCCTCGAACCGGTCGATCGCGGCCACCTCCTCGAGCTGCTGCGCGCGGGCCAGCGGCGACTTGTACTTGACCGTGGCCGACCTGCCGCGCAGTGCGTCCGGCATCGGACCCAGCGCGCCGGCACGCAGCGCCAGGCCAAAGCAGCGTGCAACCAGCGGCTGCAGGTACTCGGCCTGCAGGCGACCGAAGCGCGGCCCCAGCAGCTGACGCAGCAACGCGACACGACCCAGCCACTCGGTGGCGGTCATCTTCATGTCGGTCGGCGGCTGCAGCTGCTCGGCCATCAGCGTGCGGCGGATGGCCTGCTGCAGCTGCTCCTTCTTCGTGAAGGTGACGTTGAAGTCGGCGCCGGTCAGCAGCGGCTTCATGCTGTCGACCGAGTTGGCGACGATCACCTTGCGCGGGCCGACCTTCACCGTGCGCGGGTTCAGGACGCCGTCGTCCTCCGCGATCCACATGCCGCTGACTGCCAGGTCGACGGCCGCGTTCTCGCTGAAGACCAGGTTGTTGAGCTGGCGAATGTCCGGCAGCGCGTCGTAGATCGGGCCCACACCGAGCGACGAGTTCGGCAGCAGCGACCAGCGCGGTGCCACAACCGGCTGCTCGTGATAGCCCGACTCGCGCACCAGCTTCTTCGTTGCGACTTCCCATGTGCACGAGGCGATCGGCATGTTCGCCGCCATCTTGGCGCCCGGCTTGCGGTCGCGGCGCGGATAGATCATCCAGCGCAGCTTCACCTTGTCGTCGGGCTTCTCGATGGCCAGCTTGCGCACGGTGTCGCTGACCATGTTCTCGCCGAACGTGTTCACGCACTGCTCGGCGCTCAGCTCGTACTGGCGCACGAACGTGTCGAGCACGCCGCCCGGCTTGCTGGCGGTCGCGTACACCGAGCTCGCCGGCCACCATTCGAACATCAGCCCGCCGACGTCGCGGTCCTCGTCGACGTACAGCGCGCCCCAGCCGCAGCCGACCAAGTCGGTCGTGACCTCTGGCGCGACCGCGTCGAAATTGCCCTGGTGAATGTTCTTCCACACCGTCAGCGCGGCGTTGTCGAGCCAGCGGACGGCGTCGCCTTCCAGCCCTTCGACCTCGAGGCCCATCCACTGCTGGTTGGCCGGCGTCATGCCGCCGACGATCGCGCTGACCAGGATGTTGCCGGCGTCCGTGCTGGTGCTGTCGAGCAGGTCGGCGCGCTTCGTCTGGCCGCTCAGTGCGTCCAGGTCCTCGCCGCTGAAGCCCTGCGCCCGCAGCGGCCACGAGTGCAGCATGCAGTCGCGCCAGACGGACTCATGACGCGCGCGGGCGGAGATGATCTCGCCGGCGCGTTTGTCGAGGGCTGCAACATCGGCCGCCACGTCACCCGCCCAGCGATTGCTTGCCGTAGTCGAGCGTCGAGGTCATCGTCTGCTGCGGCGCCACGCCTTGCGCGCCGGTAGTCAGCAGCGACTGGCCACGCATGCGGCGCTTCTGGTCCGCGCGCGCGAGCTGCGCGTCCTGGGCGGCCTTCGACTCGGCGGCCTTGCGCTCAGCCTCGGCGCTGGCGATCTGGCCTGCCTGCACGTTGGCGGCAGCCTTCTGCGCTTGGGCAGAGCGGTTGGCCGAGTACAGCGTCGCCCCGGCCAAGGCGCCGATTGCAAGCGGCACGGCGGGCAGGCACATCGTCGGCTACTTCCGGCCGTTCAGGCCCGGGGGCGCGACGGAGGCCGGCGGCACGATCATGCCGTGCGGCGTCATGAACGCGCGCGTGTGGCGCTTGCCTTCGAAGTCGACCGTACCGTCCTCGTTGACGACCAGGCCAGGCGTGCGCGGATCCTCGGCGATGCCGACCTCCTCGACCTCCGCGGGCGCAGCTGCTTGGGTGGCAGCGGGATCGGCAGCCGGCTCGCCGCCAGGCGTGCGAACAGGGCGCTTCGACTTCGGGGCTTGGGTGGCAGCGGGATCGGACATGCGGGGCCTCGTGCGTGCGTGCGTTGGAAGGAGGACGGCGGCAGGGTATGCGCGGGCCGTGGGCGGAATCCCGCCCGAATCAGGCGGCAGGGTCGAACGGGTCGAACAGAGGCACTGACTCGCGCGGCCGGTCCATGTGCAGGCACCAGAACGCGATCAGCTTCTCGCCGGCATGGTGGCGCGGCTCGCTGATGCGGTTGGCCCAGTCCCGCAGCGACTCGCGAGGGATCCTGGTCGCGTGCTCGATCGCGTAGTGCGACCAGCCGAGCCGCTTCAGGTCGGCCAGCAGGCGGAACCAATCGACGCGCAGCTCGACGACGGTCACGAGCAGTCCACCACGCGGCACTCATACCGCCCGCTGGCCAGCTTGCGCCATGCGTGCACCTCGATCCGGATGCCGGCCTGGCGCACGATGCCGACGTTCTCGTGGTCCGCGATCTTCTGCACCCGCCTGGACGCATCGCCGCCGGCACAAGCTTGCACGGCCAGCACTTCGCCCTTGCGGATGGCGAGCACGTCGATGAACCCGAACAGGTCCTGCCGGATCTTGGCGTGCGGGTTCCACTTCTCGACGACCTGGACCGTGTAGCCCATCTCGCGCAGGCGCTTCAGGCTTCGCTGCGTGGGGCTTGTTCCCTTTGCCACGCGCTTCGGACCGCCTTCCACTGCTCGGAGCTCAGGCTGCGTTGCAGGTGCGCCCACATCGCTGCCCGGCTCCCATGTGGTGGGGTCGAGCGGATCAACCGCAGCGCGCAGCAGGTCCGGCTGAGCAGGTGCAGGCCGGATTTCGTCGTGCACAGGTCGCATGGCGTCACCCCTGCAGGAGTCGGATGAGTTCGGCATAGGTCGGCATCGGCTGCACGCCGTCGCGGTAGGCGTCCAGCGCACGGCCCAGCTCGGCCAGCTTGCCCTCGGCTCGCAACGCGCGCTGCTGCCAGCGGTCACGCTCGGCCCGCACCGCGTTCAGCAGCACGGCGTTCTCGGCGGCTTCCTTGGCGATGTCGCGCACGATCCGTGCGTCGGTCGCCTTTGCCATGTCCTCGGCCAGCGCACCGCGCACCATCTGCTTCGCTGTCAGCACTTCCCTGTCCATCGCTTCCCCTTCGTCAAACGCGCACGCGCGCGAGGTCAGACCGTGTTCGGCGTATTCCGCCAGTTCGTCCCCGTCCCCTGCACGAGCGGCAGCTGGTCGGCCTTCAACGGGAACACGTCGAGCCATCCCCTACGCACCGACTGCTGCAGCACAGGCCCCGGTGCGTGACCGGCCTTGCGCAGCTTCTCGAGCTCGACCACGACCAGCTGCTTGGCTCGCTCGGTCATGGGCTTCTTCGCCTTGCGCCGGTGCTCGTCGAAGGCTCGCCAGTCGTCCACAGGGACCCAGTCCGGCAGTGCGAACACCGGCAGGGGCGCGTGAGCGCCTTGGGTTTGGGTTTTTCTCTTTCCCTTGGTGTCTGGTGCTTGGTGTCTGGTGTCTGGTGTCTGGTGAGCATTGCCTTCGCTATGCGTTCGCATTGCGTCCGTTGATGCGTTCGCATGTGCGGTCGCATCTGCGTTCGCATTGCCATCGGATTGCGGCGCACGTCCATTCCAACGTGCGGACGCACTGCGCTTGGCCTTCTCCTGCTTGTCCCGATAGCGCGCGATTTCGGCGTCGCAGCGCTTGTGCGACCAGCCCTCAGCGGTCAGTTCGAAGAACTCGGACAGCACGGTCTGGACGGCCTTGCGCTCGATCGTCGAGGACGCGCGGACCAAGCGGCAGCAGTCCTTGACTTCGGCGGGCAGCGCCTTTTCCCGGACGTAGTACAGATCCAGCAGCAGGCGGTAGGCGCCGTGTTCGAGCAGGGACAAGTGAGCGGTGTCCCGCGCGTAGTCGCCGAAGTGGTGCTCGACGTAGTTCATTGCGGCAGCCCCCTCTCGAACGCGTAGGGGATCGGGCCCGTCATCCCATCCGGCAGGAACTGCATCGACACGGCGTGCTTCCAGAACTTGAAACTGCCCTCGAAAGGCGCGTGGCGCTGCTTGGCGATCTTCAGGTACAGATCCGGCTCGGCCCGGGTGGCCTCGTCGTCTTTGCCTTCCTCGATCGCTTCCTCCTTCGGCCGGTTGCGCCAGCACATGACGATGTTGTCGGCCTGGTCGCTGATCGTCGAGCTGCCGCGGATGTCGTAGCGGCTCGGCTTGTCGTTGCCCGCCGGCTTGCGAACGTGGGCCACGATGTGGATGTGCGCGCCGGTGTCCAGGGCCACGCTGTGCGCGTCGTTCAGGAACTGCTGTTGCTCGCCAGCGGCCTCGGATGAGGCGCTGACGATCTTCGTCAGGTTGTCCAGCGCGATGTGATGCATCTGGCGCTCGACGGCGGCCCAGCGCAGCAAGGCGATAGCCTCGCGCGTCTTGATCTGGCCTTGGACGTCCACGATGACCAGCGTCTCGCGGGTCGACTCGAGGAAGTCGCGCACCGAGGTCGCGCGCGGGATGTCCTCGCAGCAAGCCTGACGCGCCATGCGTGCGCCGACCTGTGCCGCGGTCATTTCGAGCGAGGCCAGCATCACGCGGCGGCCGCGGATGGCCAGGTCGAGCAGCACCTGCGACAGCACCGTCGACTTCCAGCTGCCGTTCTCGCCAGCCCATACGGTGAGCTCGTGCGGTCGCAGGCGCAGCAGGCGCTGCGTCTTGGCCCACGGCAGCGGGTCGCCCTGCTCGCTCACATCACGCGACAGGTACTCGATGATCTGGTCGGCGAAGTCAGCCAGCGGCCGCACGCTGCCGGCGATCTTCGGCGGTTGCGCCCAGCGATCTAGGTCGCCGAGGTCGAGAGATTCGATGCGCATGTGTCTCTGTTGTCGGATTCGGTTGTCAGGCGCCCAATGAGCCAGAGCGCGGAGTTGGTGCCCGGCAGCCACTGCACGTCTGGGCCGTATGACGGCAGGCCCAGCGCTTTGCAGGCGGCGCGCAGGCGTGAGGTGTCGTAGAACACGAACCCCCAGCGGTGTTTGTCGACGTCCAGCAGCTCGATCGGCCGCACGTCGCTGGCGCACAAGTCACGCAGCACCTGGCGCATCCGGAACTCGTCATCGAAGACAACGCGCACCGGCTTGTTCTTCAGCTTCGACAGGTCAGGCAGCGGCCAGCGCGTGCACTGGACGTGCGACGCGGGCTTGATGTCGGCCAGGAGGATGTGCAGCACTAGACCCCCAGGCGCTTGGCGATCGCACGCAGCGCCGCATCACGCTGCGCTGGCGTCAGGTTCGGCTGTTCGCGGTCGAGCTCGGCCTTGGCGCGCTCGTAAGCCCAGAAGGGATTCGGGCGCTGCAGGGGTGGCCGGCGCACCAGCGGGACCTCGCGCGTCATGCGACCACCTCGACGCGACCATCTGCCACAGTCACGCGCCAGTCTTCGCCAATGACGATCAGCCGCTCGACAACTTTCGTCCGCGTTCGCACAATGACTTTGGGCCGGGCTTTCACCGGCGCCACATCGCGCGGCGCCATGAGTGATGCCGGCAGATCCTTCGCAGCAAGTGCGCGAGGCTTGCGTGGTCGGCCGGGGCCACGCTTCACAGGCTCGACTGCGTCGTCGTCGGCGCAACGGTGCACGACCGTGCTGGGGATGTCGGCCATCCTCATCGCGCCAGCCCCATCATCGGCGTCGCTTCAGCCCACGACTTGTTTCGCCAGATCAGGTAAACCAGCGACCGGTCGATGCCGAACTCGGCGGCAAGCGCGTTGGCCGGCTCCCCACGTCGGGCACGGATTTCGCGCGCCTTCTCGATCGTCAGCTTCTTCGACGTCTTGCGCCGGCCGATGGCAACGCGCACCGCGTGGCCGATGCCGGTGGCGACAAGCCCGCGCCGGGCGTTGAGCTTGGGCACTGTCTGCCGCGTCGCCTTCTGCATGTGCTCCGGATTCACGCACTGCGGCTCGTCGCAGATCTCGACGCGACGGGTGAGCACCACGCCGGCCGGGATTGGGCCGTGCACCAGCGACCAGGCGTAGCGGTGCGCCCAGTGCGATTTGCCGTTGATGCGCAGCCGACCATAGTTGCGGCCAGCAATGCACCCGCGCCAGACCAAGCAGCCGCACTCGAGCTTGCGCACCGGGTAGCGGCGCACGAACTCGTCCAGGGTGGCGGGTTCCGGCCGTGCCATCACCGCCCCCGCGCTTGCGTCACCAGCTCGTTCAGCACCGGCAGCAGCTGCGCGATTTGCGCAATGGCCTGCTGCTGCTGTGTGGCCGGATCTCGAAGGAACTTCTCGATCAGCCAGAAGATCGGCCGATGGTCGCCGGTGCTGGCAACGATGCCTTCCAGATCCTCGACGCGCAGCGGGCGCGGCTCGGCGCCGTCGATGTTCAGCCGCTTCGTCAGGTCGGTCGGGCTCATGTCTAGATCGCCCGCCACGCCGGCGACGCCCTTGCGGCTGGCGTACACAGCTGCGGCAGCGACCTCGCGTAGCGAGCGGTACTGCGCGGTCAGGCCCGGGGTGAAGTTCAGGGTGAGCTGGTTCATAGGAAGGGGTCGCCCTTACGGCGTTCACATGCCTTCACATGGCAAGGTCTGAAGCTGCGCGGCATGGATCGACACGTCGCAACCTCAGTGGGGGAAGAAAAAGCGGGCGCGATGCTTTGCGCCCTGAGTCGCCGGCCCCAGGGGAGGACAAGCCGGCAGGGAGACACACGGATCCCCTGCAGCGGATGCGATACGCACTTCTGCAAGCGAGGGCATGAAAAGGCGATGAAGGCCCATGAGGCCTACCTCACATCGAGGAGCCGCGGAGATGAGCGGATTGCTCGCGCAGAACGTCCCACGCGACATCCGGCCGGAGTTGCTCGCAGCGAATCTCGCCGCGAGTCAGCCGCTCGATGTCGGGGCACTTCTCGGCAGGCACCGTCCTTTTGCCCTGCAGCCAGAAGTAAACGAGCTGGTGGCTCACACCCAGCGCGGCGGCGGCGCCCTTGGCGCCTCCCAGCCGTTCGACAGCCTGTTTGATCGCGTCCATAACCCGGAACTCTACAACTGTCGAGCTGTGACGTCAACGGGTGTCGAACTGCTGCGCTCTACTTCTGTTTACTCTCGCGCTATGAATCTGGGCTCGAAAGTCAAAGCGGCGCGGCAACGAAAGGGCTGGGAGATTGCGGACCTTGCTCGAGCGTCCGGAGTCGACCTCAAGACGATCGCTGCCATTGAAAAGCGAGATAGCGTGCGCTCTCAATTCGCGCAGCAGCTCGCCGCCGCATTGGGAGTACCTGTGGACGAAATTCTCAGCGACGGCGAGTACATCTTCGAGGCGCTTGACCGTCACAAAGAGGGAATGCGCGAATCGCTTGCATTCCTAGGCGAGCCCGTTGCTCGGATGGTCCCGCTTATCTCGTGGGTTCGAGCAACCGACTTCGACGAAGCGTTTGACCCTTACGCGCCAGGCGACGCCGAGGATTGGATTCCAGCGCCCAAACGTGCGGGCCGCCACGCCTACGCGTTGCGTGTGCGCGGGGACTCAATGTTCAATCCCGGCGGTCCCAAGTCCTACCCCGAGGGTTCGGTCATCGTCGTGGATCCCGAGAAACGCAGTCCGGTGTCTGGCGACTTGGTCATCGCCAAGATCGATGGCGCGCCTGAGGTCACCTTCAAGCGGTACCGCAACGAAGATGGCAGGCAGTGGTTGCAGCCGCTGAATCCGACATTTCCGCGCATTGACGATCCGTTCAAAGTGCTGGGAACGGTGCTCGGCAAATGGGAGGACGCGTGAAGCGGTTGCTCCTAACGCTCGGTGTGTTTGCTGCTTTCGGAGCGGTCGATGCGCAAACCGCCTCCAGCGATCCGACGTCGACGGGCGAGATGGTCATAGCGTGCAGCGCGCAGCTGCGCAGTGAGCGTGGTGAACGCCTTAGCGACCGCGAGTTCTTCGACGCGGGGTTCTGCTCGTACTACTTCGCTGGCGTGCGGGCTGGCTTGGCGCTCCAAGACACTCCTCCCCGCTTGAAATGCGTGCCCACGAAGCTCACGAACGGACATGCAGTTCGGATCTTCCAGTCGTATGCATCCACTCGTCCGAGCTTGCACAACCTGGACGCCGCTTCTGTGCTTGTTATGGCTCTGGCCGACGCATTCCCCTGCGGCAAGCAATAGCCATCGCAGCGCGGCCGCGGTAGCCGACTTTCGTCGGGCGAACCCATGCCCAGCAACAGGTTTGCGCTGGGGCCCCTGCCCCGGCTGGCAGATCGATCATGTTCTATCGCTGTGCGCGGGCGGGCTTGATCGCCCCAGCAACATGCAGTGGCTGCGAGATCTTGAGCACAAGGTCAATACTCGCTCAGACGTCAAAGCCTGTCGACTGAAGCAGCCCCCTCCCCTCCACGACTGATACCGCGCTAAGCCTATCGGTCGCGTCTTGTTGCCTTTAGTTCGACACCTGTTGACAGTGATGCTCGACAGTTGTAGAGTTCCTCCGTCAGAACACAAACAACGGAGCGAAGACGATGGCAATCAACCCTCAAATGCTGTTTCGTCGCGGACAAGCGGCCTGCGAGATGCGCAGCGCCGAGTTCGACAGCGATACCGGCTACTGCATTGACGCGCCAAGCACGCTGCCCAAGGGCGGTGCAGTTGCGTTGTGGCACGGCTTGGAAGTCGGTCAGAACTGCGCCGAGCGGGTGGCCGCATGAAGATCACCGACGCCATGCTCGCGACGGCCCTCGCCGACGAGCGCAACCGCCTCGACTGCATGTATCGCGAGGACGTGACCACGCTCACCGCCGCACTTGGCCCCGCCGCTGCGCAGGACATGCTGACCGAGCTGCACGCCGCGCTGGTCATGCCGAAAGAACCCGGCCGCACGTTCACGCAGCACCAGGCCACGGTCGGCGCTGAGGCGATGTGCGTGCTCAACAAGTGGATCGAGTGCGCCGTCGACAAGTCGATGGTGACGTTCGACCCGTGGATCGATGCGCGCGAGCGCCTGGCGGAGGCTGTATGAGCAGCGTCGTGATCGACGGGCCGGAGCTGTTGATCGACAGCGACCCAAACACTTGGGACGTGGTGGCGGGGCCGTGGCGCGTCCAGCGCACTGAGGACCTGTGCCGCTTCGTTGTCGTGCGCGGCGCGCCCGACATTGGGGTGCAGCACCTCACGTCCGCATCTGGCAGGCCGTCGAGGTTCAAGACCAGCGCGGCCGCCAATCGCGCGCTGCGCGCTCTGCAGAAACAGGAGCGCCAAGCATGAAACGACGCCCAATGCTTCAGACGGTCGCCTGCCGCCGCGGTTGCGGTCGCACGCTGTCGTCCCTCATCCGTCCGATCTTCTCCTCGGCTGCAACGCACGCGCGCTGGGCCGGCATCTGCTCGCAGTGCTTGACGGACGCCGAGCGCGCGGAGATGCAGCAGCAGATTGCCGGCGACGCCTTCGCGAAGGTGTGCTCATGAAGCGCCTTGCGATCCTCGCCGCGCTCCTGCTGACCGCCGCCGCGCACGCCAACACCGTCGGCCTGCACCTGGTGTCGCAGCACCTCAACCCCGAACTCGGCCCGCCCGCTGGCTACAACAACGTCAACCCCGGCGCGTACCTGCGTACCGATGCGGGCTGGCAGGCGGGCGGCTACTGGAACAGCCACCGCAAGCCCACGTTCTACGCCGGCAAGGTTTGGACCCTGGCGCAGGGCGAGAACTGGGACGCCGGTGCGATGGTCGCGGCGGCCACCGGCTACCCAGCCGGCTCCGTCGTGCCGCTGCTCGCCGCGTCCGTGCGCTACGGCGCGCTGCGCCTGACCGCGACGCCTCGCATCGGCGACAAGGCCAGCGCCGTCTTGCACCTGTCCGCGGAGTGGTCCCTATGAGCCGCTCCGACTGGGAAGCTGAGCGCGCTTGGTGGCTCGCCCTGGGCTTCTGGCTTGGCGTGGCCACCAGCGTGCTGTTGCTCTGGCTCGGATCAGCGGGGCCGGCATGAACCTCTGGCACGCCTGCATCGCGGTGCTCGGCTGGCTGTTCTGGCGCCTGGTCGCGCTGAACGCCGGGCCCAAGCATCCCGCCTACCTGCACGCCATTTGGCGTGCGCACGTGAACCGGCTCGCTGTGCGGGCTTCCCTTGGAGCTGAACAATGAACGCAGCAGCACCGAACCTCGACCGGCCGATGGGACTTGTCCTCGGCATGTCGTTCGAGGACTACTTGGCAGTCGACGCCTTCAGCGCGTCCGCCATGCGCCTGATGGCCCGCTCGCCTTGGCACTACAAGCACCAGGTCGACGCGCCGCCTACCCGTCCCATGCTCAACGGCTCGCTGGTGCACTGCGCGCTGCTCGAGTCCAATGCTCTGGCGGCTCGCTACGCCATCGTGCCAGACGATGCGCCGCGCCGCCCGACTGCCACACAGTGGGCAGCCAAGAAGCCCAGTCCTGCCAGCGTCGAGGCCATGACCTGGTGGCGCGCGTTCGAGCAGTCCTGCGCCGGCCGCGCGATCGTGCGCGCCGAGGACTACGCCATCACGCAGCAGCAGCTGGCGGCCATCCAGGCCGAGCCGTACCTGCGCGAACTGCTGGCCGGCAAGGGTGACGCCGAGGCGTCGGTCTTCTGGATCGACCCCGCGACCGGCGTTTATTGCAAGGCGCGGCCCGACTTCCTGCACTGGGTCGACGGCAAGCGCGTGCGCGTGGTCGAGCTCAAGAGCACGAACGACGAGTCGCCCGAAGGCTTCTCCCGCGCGCTCACCAGCCTCGGCTACCACCGGGCGCGGGCGCACTACATCGACGGCGTCCAGGCCGCCACCGGCGCCGAGGTGATCGAGTACGTCTTCGCCGTCGTCAGCAGCGCGCCGCCGGTTCTGGCGGTGCCGTACTGGCTCGACGAGGAAGACGCGGCCCAGGGCGCGGACGAATGCGCCGAACTGCGCCAGCGTTTCGCCTGGTGCAAAGCGAACAACCAGTGGCCCGCTTACGGCACCGGCCCGCAAGTGGTCGGCCTGAAGGCATGGGCCAAACGCAGCAACGAACTTGAGGTGTCCTATGTCGATGGTTGATGTCAGCGATCTGCGTCCGACGATCGTCCCCAAGTCCGACCAGCTCAACGCCGAGCAGCTGCTGGGCGGCCCGATGACGATCCGCGTGACCGACGTGCGCGTCGGTGGCGGCGAGGAGCAGCCGATTCATGTGCACTACGAGGGCGAGAACGGCCGCCCCTACAAGCCCTGCAAGACCATGCGCAAGGTGCTGATCCTCGGCTGGGGTCCGGACGGTCGCGAGTGGATCGGCAAGTCGATGACCCTCTACAACGACCCGCAGGTGAAGTTCGGCGGCGCAGAGGTCGGCGGCATCCGCATCAGCCACATGAGCGACATCGAGCGCGCGATCCAGGTGTCGCTGACGGCCACGCGCGGCAAGAAGGCGCTGCACCTGATCGAGCCGCTGAAGGTCGACCACGGACCCAGCCTCGCGAGCGTGCTGGCAGCCATCGGCAAGGCCACGAACAAGGCCACGATGACCGAGGCGAAGGCGCTGGTGAACCAGCTCAAGAACCCGGGCGACGTCACGGCTGCAGTCGCGGCCTACAACGCGCGCGCCGCGGAACTGAAGGCGCAGGCAGCGAAGCCTGCAGAGGCACCGATCACGCAGGCTGCCGCAAAGATCGACGAGGCCGATCTGCCTGACCGCGGCGTCGACTCTTGGGTCGCCGACATGAATGCAGCCGAGCAGGCTGGCAAGCAGTAGCCAATACACGACAGGGCTGCGGTGGCCGGGGCCGATGTGCTCGCTGTACGGCCTGCCCGCCTAGCTTGGGGAACCGCCGGAACTCCCCGCGCGAGCTCGCCGCAAAGCAAGCGCGAAGCCGGCCGAACGATCACTTAACCAAGGACCCCGCGGCAATGCTGACCTCGAGAAACAATCCGCCAAGCTCGTTAACTTGAATCCCAGGGCCAAGAAGCACGGCGACGAGACCGTCCCGGCCGCGGACCTGAAGTTCACCTTCGACGCGCCGAACGACCTGCTGTCGCTGTTCGATCCGGCGCTGAAGTCGAGCTTCTACCGCAAGCCCGACGCGCAGGACGCGCAGGGCGAGCTGGTCGACGAGCCCGGCTATCTGCCAAAGCTGCGCTTCCCCAAGGTGCCCGGCATCAAGTGGGACGGCGAGATGACCGGCGCCCAGCTGACCGTGCACTACGGCACCGGCGGCAAGAGCGACATCGTGCTCGACGTCGATGTCGACGGCTTCTCGTTCGACTTCAAGGACGGCGGCACGGTCACGACCAGCTTCCGCGCGAAGGCCAAGCCGGACGACCGGGACATCGCGAAGCTCTACAAGCTGATCCAGTGCGAGGTCGACATCAGCCTGGCGCCGGCGCAGGCCGAGGGCGGTGCGCAGTGACGCGCCCCCTCGTCATCTATCACGCGAACTGCGCCGACGGCTTCAGCGCGGCGTGGTGTTTCTGGCGCAAGTACGGACCCAGCGCTGACTACTTTCCCGGTGTGTACCAGCAGGAGCCGCCCGACGTCACCGGTCGCGACGTTTACCTCGTCGACTTCAGCTACAAGCGCCCGGTCGTCGAGACCATGCTGCGCAAGGCTGCGTCGGTCACCCTGATCGACCATCACAAGACGGCGATCGAGGATCTCCGGCCGCTGTTCCGCAACGACAGCTACATGGGTGGCGAGCCGCAGCTGAACTGGTACGTCGACATTGAGCGCAGCGGATCGATGCTCGCTTGGCAGTACCTGTTCCCGAACGAGCAGCCGCCGCTGCTGCTGGGCCATATCGAGGACCGCGACCTGTGGCGATTTAAGCTGCCGGGCACGCGCGAGATCCAGGCGAACGTCTTCAGCTACGAGTACACATTCGAGAACTGGAACCGGCTGATGTTCGCCGACCAGGCAGAGCTACTGAAGATGACCGTCGCAGGCGCGGCAATCGAGCGCAAGCACCACAAGGACATCGCCGAGCTTGTGAAGGTCTGCCAGCGGCGCATGACGATCGGCGGCCATGACGTCCCGGTTGCAAGCCTGCCCTACACGCTGGTTAGCGACGCCGCTCACAAGATGGCGCAGGGCGAAGCCTTTGCTGCCTGCTACTGGGACACTGCGGAGGGCCGCATCTTCGGGTTGCGCTCGTCCGACGACGGCATCGACGTCAGCGAGATCGCCAAAGGCTACGGAGGTGGCGGCCACGCGAAAGCGGCCGGCTTCACCGTGCCGCGCGATCACGAACTCGCGAGGGCATAGCCATGACCTGCTACGCCTGCGGTCGCCAGCCCGGCGACGTCTGCCGCAACGAGGACGGCTGCACTGCGCACGACGCGCCGGTGCACAGCTCGCAGCCGCTGAAGCCTCAGCCCCAGAAGAACCGCGCGGCCGGTGAGAAGCCGAAGCCTGGGCCGGCGAGCGCCTGGCCCTTTCCGAGGAGAGTGCGATGACGAAGCGCGTCACGCCGTACCAGCGCCTGCTGGATTCGTTTCGCGAGTTTGCGCGCGGAGTGGTCTGGCCTAACCGTCGCCTGATGTGGAGCTATCCGAAGGCGCGGCTGCACGAGGGCTGGAACATGACCGAGCTGTACCAGCGCGTCGCCGCTGCGAAGCAGCTGGGCTACGAGGTGCACCTGTCCGCAACCGATGAGGGGCTGCATGTGCACTACGTCAAGGCTCGGCCGGTCGAACTGCCCTACGAGATTCGGGGATGAAGCGCCACGTCCTCCACTGCAAGCACTACGACGGCCGCGCTGCGATCTTGGGCGGCTGCTGCGGTGCTGGTGTGCCGATGGACAGCTTCGGTCCGATGGAAGGTGCTGCGTATCGGCGCCCCTGCATTCAGGGGCCGAGCTGGGACGCCAAGCGCGCCGCCCTCGGCATCACGGCACAGCCTTGCGACAAGCAGCAGATGCCAACGCCAGAGGAAGCCGAGCAGGAGTCGCGCGACCTGAACGAGTACGCCGCGAAGGTGATGAAGGTGCTCGCCGAGACGCGGACCTGGCGCGTCAAGGGCAAGCTTTCCGCCGATCGCGCTGAGGTGATCGAGTGCCCAGCGTGCAAGGGGCGGCTGCACATGCGGCAGAGCGCCTACAACGGGCACGTCGCGGCGAAGTGTGAAACGAAGGGGTGCGTGTCATGGATGGAGTGACCATCGAACGCCAGATCGCCGCGGTCCGCGACGAGATCAGCAAGCGCAAGCGCCTGTACCCGCGCTGGGTCAAGGACGGCCGCATGACGCAGGCCGAGGCCGACGACCGGATCGCGTGCATGCAGGCAGTGCGCGAGACGCTTGAGCGGTTGAATGCAGACCAAGAAGCGCGCAAGGCGCCCGGGCTGGACCTGGGCGACTGGCCGCTGCCGGCCCAATGAAGCGCGACGCCTTCACCTTGCCGCTGGGGCTGCGCGCCGAACTGATCGTCGACAACTTTGCCGGCGGTGGTGGCGCGTCGTGCGGCATCGAGCAGGCGCTCGGCCGTGCGGTGGACATTGCGATCAACCACGACCCGGAGGCGATCGCCATGCACGCGATCAACCACCCTGGCACCAAGCACTACTGCGAGTCTGTCTTCAAGGTCGAGCCGACCGAAATCACGGGCAATCAGCCGGTCGGCCTGGCGTGGTTCTCGCCCGACTGCACGCATCACAGCAAGGCCAAGGGCGGCGCACCGCGCAGTCCTCGAGTGCGCGGCCTGGCGTGGGTGGTGATCCGCTGGGCCAAGCGCGTGCGGCCGCGGGTCATCATGCTGGAGAACGTCGAGGAGTTCGCCGACTGGGGCCCCCTTACCGACGACGGCAAGCCGTGCCCGCTGCGCAAGGGCAAGACGTTCAACCTGTGGCTCAACCAGCTGCGCCGCTTTGGCTACCGGGTCGAGCACCGTGAGCTGCGCGCCTGCGACTACGGCGCGCCCACCACGCGCAAGCGGCTGTTCGTGATCGCGCGCTGCGACGGCCTGCCGATCGTCTGGCCTGAACCCACGCACGGCCCCGGGCGGCTGCCGTACCGCACTGCTGCGGAGTGCATCGACTGGTCGCTGCCGTGTCCGTCGATCTTCGAGCGCGCGCGCCCGCTGGCCGAGAACACGCTGCGCCGGATCGCGCGCGGGGTGATGAAGTACGTGGTGAACAGCGGCGACCCGTTCATCGTGCCGCTGACGCACACCGGCGACGCGCGCGTGCATCCGATCGACGAGCCGGTGCGCACGCTGACCACTGCCAAGGGTGGGGAGTTGACGCTGTGTGCGCCGACGCTGGTCCAGACCGGCTACGGCGAGCGCGAGGGCCAGGCGCCGCGTGTGCCGGGCATCGACAAGCCGCTGGGCACCGTGGTCGCTGGCGGCCAGAAGCACGCCCTGGTGGCCGCGTTCCTCGCCAAACACTACGGCGGCAACGAAACGCCCGGCACGGCGCTTGGCCGCGCGATCGACACCATCACGACGCAGGACCACCACGCGCTGGTGGCTAGCACGATCACCAAGCTGCGCGGCACCAACACCGGCCACGCAACCGACGAGCCGCTGCAGACCATTGCTGCGCGCGGCACGCACTTTGCGGAGGTCCGCGCGCTGCTCATGAAGTACTACGGGTCGGACCAGGACCCGAAGCTGCGCGAGCCGCTGCACACGGTCACCACGCGCGACCGGTTTGGCCTGGTGACGGTGCACGGCGAGCAGTACGCCATCGCCGACATCGGCATGCGCATGCTGCAGCCCCGCGAGCTGTACCGCGCGCAGGGTTTCCCGGACAGCTACGTCATCGAGTTCGAGCACAAGGGCCGACCGCTGCCCAAGCACGCACAGGTGCGCATGTGCGGCAACAGCGTCTGCCCGCCCATTGCAGCCGCCTTGGTGCGCGCGAACTTCGCGCACGAGGCGGCCATCGATCAGGCCGTCGCGGCGTGAGCGAGCTCCTTACCATCGCCCAGGCAGCCAAACGCCTGGGCGTCAGCACCAAGACGGTCGACCGGGAAATCGCCGACGGCCGGCTTGCTATCGTCCGCGTCCGCCGGGTGCGCAAGATCGCGCCCGCCGAACTCGACCGCTACATCAACGACAACACGTGTCGATCCGCAAGCACGGCAACCGCTGGCAGGTCCGCCTCCGCGTGGGAGGTGGCCGACGCGTTGAACGCAGCCTTCCAATCGGCGCAACCTACGCCGACGCGAAGGCGTTCAAAGCTCGCCTCCAACACCAGCTCCTCGCCTCTGCGACTGGTGCGCTAGCCAAGTACTCGATCGACGACGCCATCGACCGCTGGGTCGAGACAGGCGCCAAGGCCCTGAAGTCCTGGGAGCGCGATCTGCGCTACCGCGTGGGCATCCTGCGCAACTACACCGGCGGCCGACCGCTCGCCGACCTCCCTGAAGTCGCTGACCAGATCAAGGCGCGCGGCCAGAAGGAAGGACTCAGCGCGGCCGCCATCAACCGTTACGTCGCCCTCCTGCGCCGCGTCGGCAACCTCGCTGAGCGATGGGGCTGGACCGACGCACCGCTAGGCCGGCGGGTGATCCTGCTGCCAGAGAACAGCCAGCGGCACGTCTACCTGACCGCCGACCAGGTGCGCGCGCTGCAGGCCGCAGCTGATCCGCTGACCGCCGACATGATTGCCTTCGCGGTGCTGACCGGCTTGCGCCGCTCCGAACTGCTCGCACTGCAGCCGGACCAAGTGCGGGGCAATGTGCTCGCGCTGGACGCCAAGACCAAGAGCGGCCGGCCCCGCGGCATTCCGTTGCCGCCAGAAGCCGCCAGGATCGCGCGCAAGCGCCTGCCGTGGGGTGTTGAGTACTGGGAGCTTCGGGACCGATTTGAGGCCGCCAGGAAGGCCGCTGGCCTACCCGGCGTGCGCTGGCATGACCTGCGGCACACCTACGCGTCTTGGCTCGCACAGAAGGGCCAGCCGTTGACGGCGATCCGCGACCTGATGGGGCACTCGTCGCTGGCGGTCACAAACCGCTACGCGCACCTTGCGCCGGCACACCTGCGCCAGGCGGTGAACTCACTGCCCGTTCTTGGGGTCAGGGTGGGGACACGGAAACGGGCGGGAAAGTCGCGCTAACTGCCCGTTTTCATTGGCGGAGGCGGTGAGATTCGAACTCACGAAGGGCGGAACCCTTGCCGGTTTTCAAGTCTTGTGTCCTGACGTGACCGCCCCTGTCTTTCCCTCTCAGGATCGTCCGGCAACAGGCCGGAAACGTCCCCGGGTGGGGTCAGGCTGGGGTCAGTTCTCGTCACTTGGCCCGGTCACGCGTCCCGCTTTGGGCCAGGCACTGACGCAGGCGACGACCTCGGCAGCGTACTCGTCTCGCTCTTTGGCGGCGACGACAGCAACCGCTGCAACCTCTGCAGCGGAGCTTCCAAGGTCGGAAGCATAGGCTGCAAGTGTCGAGGCTCGAGTCTGACAGGCGGCGAGGGAATCCTGGCCGGCTCCACCGGCGGCGTAGGCGGCGAGCTGGTTGCGCAGCTGGCCAGCATCAAGCTGCAGGCGACCAAGGCGAGCCGCTTGGTCTGCAATCGTCTTGCGTGCATCGTCGAGCTCCTTGCGTGAGAGGTCGGCAGCGTCCTGCCAGCGGGCCTCGATGTCGCGCTGCTTGGCCTGCTCCATGGCAATCACGCGCTGCGTGGCGGCCTTGTGCTGGGCCTCGCGCAGCTCCCAGCGCTCATTGACCTGGGCCTGCACCCACAGCGCTACGCCCGCATGCGACGCGATCAGCAGGCACGCCACCGCGCCCCAGAACCACGGGCCGAGCGCACCGACCAGGAACGCGATGAGCTTCACGTCCGCCAGCCGTTCACGACGTCGATGCGCACCGATTCCCCGGCCTGCAGCGCCAAGTCGAGCTTGGTGAACAGGTTGTTGTAGGCCGGACGCGAGCGGAACAGCGCGCCGTCCTGCACGTCCTGGCCGACGAGGATGCAACCCTCGGTGTCCTGGTCCGTGTTACCCGGGTGGATCCGAATGCCTTCGAAGCCGGGCACGCCCAGCAGCAGCGGCATGCGAGTCTTGAAGCGCGGCGACCAAGTGATCTGCACCGGATAGTCGCCCTCAGGGATCGCGGTTGCGCCAGGGACCTTGATGCCTGCAGCGCGCACCACGTCCTCGAGCGTGAAGCACTCGAACTGGCCCTCGATCGCCAGCTCGCCGATCGTGGCGCGCGCGAACCGCTGTGTGCGGGTGAGCGTGAGCCTCATGCCTTGGGGAAGCGGGCCTCGGCCCACTTCTCGATGAGGAACAGCGCGCGGCTGCCCATGTGGCCAGCGATACCGATGAACACCGCGGTGAGCAGCGGGTCGATGTTGCCGGCCTGGCACAGCCAGAAAGTGAGCAGGCCAGCGAAGCCGCTGGTGAACACTTCGCCGACGAACTCGACGATGTTGAACGCGCGGGCGTGACCCTCGCGCAGCTTCCGGAGGAATGACACGATGCCTCCCAGAATCGAGAGCCCGATCACCCACAGGTACGTCAGAACGTCGTAGGTGAACGGGCTCGGGCTCTTTGGTGGTTCCAAGTCCGGCCCCTTAGTTGTTGCTGCGGGCGACCTCGACCCACTGGCCGCCGGTGTGGCGCAAGGTGAGGACGGAGCCGGCAGCCGTGACGTAGTTGCCGGCGAGGTTCATGTTTCCGGCGCCGCCGCCGTCGGTGACGGTCAGCGCGGCCGAGAACTGCAGCGTGACCAGACGACCGCGATACCCGCCGTTGATCGTGCTGATGCCCGTCGTGCCAGTGACCGTGAAGTAGTCGCCAGCCTCCGGCAGGTCAATCGTTGCGGCGCTTGCAATGCTCCGGTTGTAGATGGCCTCCATGTTGGGGCCAAGCGAGTTGTTGTCGCGATTGGTGGCGCTGACAGCGCGAGTGACCCAGGAGTAGATGTTGTTGGTTTGCGCGACGTTGCCGATCGCATTGCCGAACCCGTTCTGCGTAAAGCTGACGCCGTTCTCCATGCGCGCGGTCGTGTCGATGATCGTGTTTCCGACCACGGAGTTGTAGTCAGCGCCATCGAGCCGAATGCCGTCACGCGAACCAGAGGCGGCGCCCTGGCCGGTGTTCGCAACGATGTTGCTCGCGATGTGGTTGTACCAACAGAAGGAACCGGCACCGGTGCGCTGGCACAGAATGCCCTCCGCGTCGGTGTTGTCGATGTTGTTGCCGGTGATCGTCACCCGGTTGTTGTCGAGGTTCATGACCCCGCGCGTGAAGCCGCTGATGCGGTTGTTGGCGATCACGTTGCCGTTGGCGTTGCCGCTCATACGGATGCCGCCAAAGCCGTTTGTCGTGCGCGTGTCGTTGCCGACGAAGTTGCCATCGACCACGCAGTCGCTGCACGCGCCCAGGTTCACGCCTGCGTCCGCGCAGTTGCGGATCACATTGCCCTTGACCACGAAGCGATTGCACGCGGACAGGCTGATCGAGTGCCCTGAGGTCAGGCCGCAGCCGTTGAACTGGTTGTCGGTGATCTGACCGTCGACGCAGTTCACCTGGAACACGATGCCGTTGCCGGCGGTGTTGGTGAAGCGGCAGCGGCGTACCGTCGGCCGTGTGGCAGTGCTCAGGTCGAGCGCGGCCCCGGCCGTGTTGTTGGTCTTGTTCCCGTCGAACGTAATGTCTTCGACAGTGAAGCCGGTCGTCGCCGAGCCGGCAAAGATCATGTTCTGGTTGGTGGCGTTGACCAGCTGCAGCGTGGTGAGCTCTCGCCCTTGCCCGCGCAGTGTGACGTTCGAGCGTGCCGTCATCTGGCCGCCCACCAGGAACACCCCGGCGCCCAGCGTCACGACGCCGCCGCCTACGGCGTTGACCGCGGTCATGGCAGAGTTGATGCCGAAGCCGTCGCCGGTGCTCGCGCCGTTTCCGATTGCGCCCCACCACTCAGCGCACACCTCTGGCCGGGCCTGCGGGCCGAACGTGCCCTGATAGGTGCCGTTGGCGACGTTGAAGATGCGACGCCGCTGCGCGATGACCGACGAGTTGACGGTAACCGTCACGCCGCTGTCGGCCTTGAGCTCGGCGCCGGCCTCAAAGATCAGCGTGACGTTTGTTGGGAACGTGATGTTCGACGCGATCCGGTGCTGGCCTTCAGGGATGAGCACGGTGCGCGAGCCTTGCGCAATGGCCTCGGTCAGGCACGCGTTGATCGCCGCCCGCACGTCGATCGCGCCGGTGCCTGCGGCAACGTCGGCAATCTGCGCCGCACTGTAGAAGTCGTACAGGCTCAGCGCCTCGCGCCGCAGCTTGTCCTGCAGCGTGCGCGCCACCGCGCCGGTGCCTGACTGCAGGAAGCCAATGCCGGACGTGCCGCCGCTCGCCGCCAGGGTTGCAGCGAGCGCGGCCGCCGACCCGCTGACAGGCGCAGTCAGCAGCGGCTGACCAGCGGCATCGAAGCCGAGTAGCAGGTTCGCGCGGCCCGCCGCGTTGGGCAGATCGTTCAGCGGGAGGTCGCCCTCCGCCACGCGCAGCGCGCGCCCAACCTTCTCGTCGAGCTGCTGAATCATCATGACCGGGGCGTCCTGGTCATCGTTCAGCGTCGTCGCCGGCAGATTGCCGTTGAACTGGTAGTCGGTCGTGCGCGCGATGGCCATGTTGCGCGCGATGCGGATTGCAGCCGCAGCAGCGGGCGCAACCGCAAACGTGATGCTGCCGCCGGCGGCTTGCCCAACGCCGGCGACGCTGTAGTTCGTGACCAGGAGCCCGTCGACCGTGACCTTCAGGTCGGACGCCTGCAGGATCTTGAACCCGTAGGCGAAGACGGTCGTGACACCGTTGCCGACGTGATTGTTGAAGGATGGTGCTGCGGGTACGGTCACTGGCGGCCTCGCGCGTGAGAACGCGCGGGCCGATCAGGACAGGTCGAGCTCGACCTCGTGAACCCCGCCGTTCGGGCGCCAATCGTGCTGCGGGCGGGCGGGCGGAATCCCGCCCGATTGGGACCCTCGTTTGCCGATGCGCGCTGGTTCCGAATGGATCGCGCGCGCCGCCGCGTCAAGGAAGTCGTCGGGCTGCTCGACGATGGCCGGGTTCCAGCTGCGCATCTCGTCCTCGACGGTGTCGATGACGGACGTATGCGCCCACAAGTACCCAGAGCGCAGCGGAGGCTCGAGTGCGGACAGGATCGCCTGGTTCTTGTTGCCCTTGGCCTGCTCCTCACGCACGCCGCACTGGATCTTGCGCCGCTTCAGGGCCCCGCGCAGGATCGATGGCACATGCCCGCCAATGCCGTTCGTCTCCACGTCGACGCGCGACAGGTGGAACTCCTCGATCACGTCGCAGATCGTCTCGACCTGGCCCCCTTGGATCATGCCGTCCTCCGTCGGCTCGGCCAGATCGCCGAGCAGCGCGATTGCGCGGTGCCAATAGAGGTTGCCCGCCTCGTCTTGCAGCACCAAGCACAGCGCCGACTTGTTCGAGCGCAGCTTGCCGCTGGCGGGGTCAAGCCGCAGCGTGGCCGACATGATGCGCACCTGCCCTAGCAGCAGGAACGGTTGTCCGTTGACCTCGCGCAGCACCGGCTCGTGCTCGTAGGGAATCAGGCGATCGGGGTCGAGGCGCGTCTCCTGCACGGGCTTGGCCTCAAGCTGATACTGCGAGTCCCAAGCGTTCAGCGTTCGAGTGTCCTTGCGCCGGCGTTCCAGGTCCTTGCGGTTGAAGCGCTCCGGCCAGGCGCAGCCGCTGTAGACGTCGAGCACCATGCTGAGCGGCGCGCGCAGCACTAGGTGGCCGCCGCGGTCGATCGAGTAATCACGGCCCTCGACCAGCAGGCGCGCGAACTTGCCGATGCCTGCGAACACGTAGATGCCATCGTCCTGCGGCTCGAACGTCAGGCGGTAGCGCGTGTCCTTGCTGGCGTCCTCGATGCGCTGGGCCTTCGCGAACAGCGGGATCTTCAGCACCGCAGCACCTCCGGCAATCTCCTCGGGGTAGATCGAGTCGTGCGTGTGCGGCGTGCCGATGTACGTCTTCTGTCCGCCTGGCACCAGGATGTGCGTGCCCTCGCTGATGCGGTCGCGCAGCTTCTCGCGCGCCTCAGCGGTGCGGATGTTCTTCGGCACCTCGATGTCGTCAAAGTCCACGGCATCAGCGCGCGAGCCGGTTGCGTTCGACAGCACGCCGTGCGCCGCCATCGACGGGTTGCGCGCGTCCGGCGCCCCGTTGACCCAGAACTCCTCGGTGCCCGTCTGCGGCGGCAGCATGCCCGCGCACCAGGGGTGATGCCGCAGGACGTTCAGCACGTCGCGCGTCATCTTCTTCGCGAGTTTCGTGTCCTCGGACCAAACGAGCGACCGGTGTGTCCTGTCGCAGTACAGGCGCCAAGCCTTGTAGACCGCGTAAATGGTCGACTTGGCTGCGCCGCGGAAGATCATGAGCACGCGCACCGGGTCGTCGCAGTTGTCTAGCCAGTCGACCACCCGCCAGTGAATTACGGGCACTTCCCAGCGCTGGCGCCGCGCCCACACCCAGAAGAAGGCGCGGAAGCTGGCTGGCTTACTTGCGCTTGCCGACATTCTTGGCCCGGCGCGATGCGGCGTCGATCGCGCGCAACGCTTCGGCCTCGGCAGTGGCGATTTCCTTCTCGATGTCCGTGTCGTCCGTGGCCGCCTCTGGATCAGGCGGCGCCACGCGCTGCACCGTGCCGATCAGCGTGTGCAGGCGGGTGAGTGTCGACAGCGTTGCGGCCGCGTTCTTCTTGCACCAGTACAGATCGCCGCGCGTGTCGCGGTCCATGGCGCTGAGCGCGATGCCTCTGCCTGGCCAGCCGTCCGGGTCGACCTCATTGACGAGGACGTCGGTCAGCTTCTCGGCGAGCCCCTGCAGCTTCTCGTACTGGTCCTGTCGCATGTCACTGCCCCACGGCGGCGCCGAGGTCCGGTGCGCGGCTCGGCGTCGTGTCGGTCGGGTCCCACCAGAATTGCTGCTTCCAGTCCTTCTGCATCTTCTGCTTCATGCGCGCAAGGTAGCCGGGTGACAGCGTCTCCTGCAAGTCGTTGATGAAGGTGCGCTCGAGCGCGGTCTTGGCGTACCAGAGATTGACGTAGGGCAGGTGCGAGCGCGCGAAGCGCAGCGCCTCCGCACCGGCGTGCGTCTGCTTGCCGCTGATTGCCTCGTCGATGTTGCCCTTGGTGAGCTCGAACAGGTCCGCCACGCTGCCCGCCGTCGGCCCGGCCAGGCGGAACATTGGGTCGCTGCGGCTCAGGCTGTCGGCACTGTTTTCGAGCAGCACGTCGCCAAAGAACCCGGCGGCACCGCCCTGCGCCATTGCGCGCACCCAGAACTTCGGCTGCGTCATGTCGACCGGGTCTTTGCCTGTGACCACCTGCTTGGCCTGGAACGCGACCGCGCCGAGCATCGTCAGCGACAGGCCCAGCGCCGAGGCGTAGGCGAGCCGGTTGCCCACCATCGGCGCGCCGTCCAAGTCCGGCACTTCGAACGCCCGCCGCCAGTGGCGCGAGATCATCGCGATCGGGAACGACTTGAACTGCATCACGCTGCGCCACAGCTCGCCGCGGATCGTGCCGCGCTGCTCGCCGGCCGTCGCCCACGCTCGTGTCGCCAAGTCCGGGTTGATGATCGCTGTCTGCGACTCGTCGACAATGAGAGACAGCAGCTTGGTGGCGGCCTGCCCATTGATCGAGCGCACGGCGTCAGGCGTCAGCAGCGGCGTGCCGTTGTAGTCGTCCAGCTTGGCCGTGTTGATGGCCTTCCAGTCGTCTTCGGTCAGGCCCTTGGATTCGAGGCGCCAGCGGTCGTACTCGGTGAGCTTGGCCCACTCGATGCCATGCAGGCGCGCCAGCCCGCTCATCATGGTCATCTGGAACGACCGGCGCAGGCCATCGGTCCAGGCGTTCAGTAGCGACAGCCGCATGGTGCTGTTCGCCAGTCGGCCGGTGATGCCGTCGCGCACGTTCTCGCCGGTCCATCGATTCAGGCTAGACAGCAGCGTCTCGGCCATCAGCCCGTGCGTGCTCATCAGCTCGCGCGCTTCCTTGGTGTTGGCGCGCACGATGTTGGCCAGCGCATCGAAGTAGGACAGCTTGTTGAAGCCGGTGGTGATGAAGTACGTCCCCAAGTCGGTGACGGACGAGAGCAACGCGCCGGCCAGCTTGCCCGCGGTCTGGATGTTGCGCACGTCCTGGCCGATCTGAGCCACCAGGCCGCGCCCGGCCACGCTCGACGCGTTGCCGCTGACGATGTTCCAGTACGTTTCGAGCCGCTGGCCGAACACCCGCCGCTCCTCGTTGCCGTCGGCGCGCTTGGCCAGATCCATCTGCAGGCGCATCTGGTTGTTCGGGTTCGGGCCGTACCGCTCGACCAGCGCAATGTCGCGCGCCTTCTGCGCGATGTGACCCATCATCGCGTCGTACATCGACCCGCCGCCGAAGTCCGACAGATACTGCAGGTAGGCGTCGCCGTCCTTGAAATGGATCTCGCGCGCATCGCCGCCACGGTTGGCGCGTGCCCCGCTGCCGGTGAAGGCGCCGGGGTCGCGCTTGTTGGCGCCGTCGCTGGTGATCGTCTCGTAGGACCGGCGCAGAAAGTCGAGTACCTGCTGGTCGTTCATGCGGCTGCCGTCCTCGTTCAGGTAGCGGCTGCGGTCGAGCAGCGGCAGCACCTGGTTGGCCCAGCCGTCTTTCTGCGCGCGCGCAATCTTGATGGCGTCATGCGGCTGCGGCAGGTAGCCGTAGTCCAGCTTGCCAACATCGCCGCCGGCGCCGTTGAAGCGCACCCGCGCCGCCTCGATCGTGTCCAGCCACGCCTTTGCGCCCTTCTGCGCCAGCGCGTTGCCGGTCGAGCCATCCGCCCCGCGGAAGATCTCGAACGCCAGGTCGCGCGTCATCGCCGGGTTCGACACGTCCCACAGGAACATAGCTGCGCGCCGGCCGACGCCAACGCCCTGCTTGCTGGTCGACGCCTCGATCGTATCCAGCATGCCGGCGGTCATCTCGCGCTTGATTGCCTCGACTTGCACCTCGGTCTGCTCGAGGTCGCGCACCAGCGCCTCGTGGCGGTTGGCGCCGCCCATCACGCGCTGGTTCGTGCGCAGCCGCTCCTCGGTCTGCGCGGTCTTCAGCACCTGCAGCGCGGCGTTGCGCACCTTCACCTGCGCCTCGGCCTTGATATCGGCCATCGCCTGCTCAGCCGCCTTCAGCGTGCGCTGGTCCGCGCTGAGCGAGCGCCACGCCTGCAAGTCGTCGCGCGCCAGCATGGTCGCCGTGCGGCGCAGGCGGCTCTCGATCTCGGCGAGCTGGTTCTCGGTCAGCCGCCGGCCGGCGGCCTGGTTGATCTGCTGGACGCACTTCGGGTTGATGGCCATGGCTACACCGTGAGAGCGCAGGCAGCGGCCACCTGCAACAGGTTGGCGTCGGCGACCTCGGCGCGTGCCTGCTCTTGCGCAAGGCGCAACGCCTCGGCGGCGGTCACGCGCGTGCCGTCTGGGAGTTCGACTTCGAGGGAGGGATTGGCGCGCGCAGCCTGCTCGGCCGCGGCAACTGCGGGGTCTACTGCTTCGGCTGATCCGCCGCCAGGCTGGCTGCCTTCAGGTTTTCCACCATCGCCAGCCCGATCCACTGCGACCGCTCCTTGAGCGGCATCGCCTTGAGCTCGGCTGCCGTCGGGAACTTGATCGGCGAAGCCTCGATAGGTTTGCTCGGAGATTCGACCTGCTTCACGTTCTTTCTCCAATGCCGCGCGGAGCTTGTCCACATCGACAGGGCTATTTTGCGCCTTCTTGGTCAGTGCCGCAAGGTCGGCAATTGCTTGATTTCCCTTGCCTTTCGAGTTGTCCACGCCGATGAACATCACGCGCGGATCGTCGGCGTACTCGGCGGCCAGGCGCGGGATCACTTCGGCCACGCCCTTGTGCGTCTTCAGGTGCTCGGCCAGCGGCACCGTGCGCCCGCTGCCGAACTCCTTGGCCTGCCGCTCGGCGCGCGGAAGCGCCCCGCCGGTCAGCGCGTCGACCGGGTCGCGGTACACCCACGCGATGGTCACCTCCTTGCCCGCCGCCAGCGCCTGCTCGATCTTGGCCTTGGACGAGTCGTAGGTGTTCATGTTCGTGTCGTACACGATCTGCGACACGTCTTTCGCCGCTTTCAGCGCCGGCAGGCCGTCGATCGCGCTCGTCTTGCCCGCGCCCGTGCCGCCAGCAGTGAACAGCACCATCGGCGCCTCGTCACCCTTTGGCGCCTCGGCCAGCTTGCGCTCGTACAGTCGCTTGATGAGCCAGCTGGCTGGCTCGTGCACCGCGGCCGACTTGGTGCGGTCGCGCAGGTAGTCGGGCGAGAGCTCGCGGGCGACGTCGGTGTTCAGCACCTTGCCGCCGTTGCTGTCCTTCAGCGCGGCATAGCGGGTGGCGGCCTCGTCGACGTTCTGCACGTCGGCGGCCATGCGCTGCTCGATCGCGCGATCGGCCGGCGCCAGGTCCTTGGCCTGCGGGATGATGGCGCGCTCGACCTTCTGCGCCATCTCTGCGATCTGCGGCGGCAGCGGCTCGCCCTCGCGCACCGGTGCCACGTCGGCCACGTTGACGCGCTCGCCGGCGGCCAATTGCGTCTCGGCGCGGTCGCGGGCGGCGTGGTCGGCAGCATCGGCCGCCAGGTCGCCGGGCTTGGCCAGCGCCTGCTGGTCGGCCACTTCCCGCTGCACGACGACGTGCGCGGCGTCGACCTGATCCTGCGTCGGGCGCGGTCCCGGCGTTACGCCCTTGCCGCGCATGGCCATCGCCCCGGCGCCGAACAGGAACGCGGCGCCCGTCGCTACCGTCAGCCCCAGCGGGTCGAACGGGTCGAACTGCTCGGCCTGCTTGCTGTAGTCGGCGGCCTTCAGGATCTCGCGCGCGGCCAGGTTCTCGGCGACGTAGGTGCCGGGACCACCGGCCGCAGCCAGTGCGCCAGTCTGTGCCCAGGTCTTGCCAGCCACCGGAAGCGCCACAGTGGCCGCCGCCGTCACGCCGCGCACCGCTGCGACCTTGGTGGCTGTCGTCGCGTCCACGCCCTGCTGGCGCAGCTCGTCGAAGGTGGCGCCGCCCTCGGACACGCCGACGCCGCCCATGGATGCCAGCGGCCCGCCCAGGAAGTAGCTCGCGCCGGCCTGGGTGACGAAGTCGCTGACGCCGAACAGCGCCTGCCCAGCAAAGCCTGTCGTCGTCGGATCCGGTTTGCGCTCGCGCGCCACGCGGCGCAGCTCGTCGGCCATGTCGGACTGCAGAAGGGTGTTGTCCTCGATGCGCTTCAGCGCCGCAGCCCGCTCCTGCTTGGCTTTCTCCGGGTCGGTGCGATTGATGATCGTCGCGCCGAACGGGTCGAACGCGCCCACCACCGTGCCGAACGCTTCGGCAATGTTGGCCTGCGCGGCGCCCGCCTTCAGGCCGCCGGAGGCCGCGCCCTTGGGTGCCGCCGACCAGATTCCGGACCAGAAGCCCGGGCTCGACTCCGACGCCCGGCCCGGCCGTTGCTGCATATCGTCGAGCACCCGATTCGTGCCGTCCTGATAGAGTGCGTCCAGCATGTGGCGCTACCTCCGCACCAGCACGTCGTTCTGGCTCGTCGCCGGCTGCTTGGCCGTCGTCGGCGCAGCGTTCGTCGCCGCACTGCTCGAGCACGGCGCGAAGGCGTGGGAGCACATCGGCGTGGCCGGATATGCGGCGGCCGCCATCGGCACAATCTGGGCCGTCATCGCTGCGCTTGGCTGGCTCATTGCCCGCCTTCTGAGAAGTCCAGGATCACGCGCCGGCCTGCGGCGTCGGTGATGAACGTCGAGCCCGCGCGGATCGCGTAGCGGCCCTGTCCGGCATACACCAGCAAGGCATTCGGCAGCTGCGACTGCACCTGCTCGCGCGTCACCGTCGCCTGTCCGGCGCGCATCTCGCTCGGCAGCTTGTCCGCCGGGTACGTGCGCAACCCCTGCGTGAAGTCGCGCTCCGTCCAGCCATAGGGCAGCGGCAGCTTGCTGTCGTCCTTCTGCGTGAGCACGCCGCCGGTGGCCAGGCGCACCGCCTGCGACACGTCGGCCTTGCCGTCGGCGGCCAGCCCCAGCAACACGCTGTAGCTGGCGTCCACCATCCGCTGGCGCAGTTCCTCGTTCGGATAGGCGTTGCCGATCTCGGTCGCGATCGACGCGCGCCAGCCCGTCTCCTTCGCGCGGTCTTCCTTGATCTTGCCGTCGCGCTGCGCCTGCTCGCCGCGCAGGATGAGCTCCGACACGTAGCGGCCCTTGGTCGTCTTGGTGTCGGCGTACATCAGCGCGGTGGCGAGGTTCCGGTCCTTGCCGTCGATCTGTCGCGCCAAGGCGATCAGCTGGTCCTTGTCGCCGATCGTCGAGCCCAGGGTGGCCAGCGCGCTCGCCTTCTGGTCCGGCGGCAGCTGTGCCAGCAACCGCGTCAGCTGCTCAGCTTCCATCGGGCGCAGCGGTGACACCGGCTGCCCAGCCCAGACTGACGCGGTGCGCGCGGCGCTCACGCGCTCGCCGAGCTGCTGCGGCAGGCTGGCAATGTCGGTGATCTGCAGCGGCCGCAGCGTGGGCACCACGCCGTAGTCGTTGGCCGCGCCGAGCGCGTCCTGCTTCACGGCCGTCTGCACAGCGCCGAGCACCTTCTCGCGTCGCTTGATCTCGTCCTCGAGTGCCGGCGTGCTGCCCTCGGTGTTGCCGCGCGTGCGCAGCGTGTCCAGTGCCGCCACCTGCTGCTGCACCGGCAGCGTCGCAGCGGCCGCGTTCTGCGGCCCCGTCTTGATGATCTGCGCCATGGCCACCGCGTAGGGCGAGCCGGCGAGGTTGCGCTGCACGAAGTCCGCGTACTCCGGCGTGAACGTCCGGCCGGCCTCGAACACCTTCATCGCGGCGTCGAACACCTTCTGCTGCTCGCGCGCGATGCGCTCGGCCTCGATGCGCGCCCTCTCCTGCTGGCGCAGGACAGCAGCGTCAGCCGTGGCCACCAACGCCGCGCGGCGGTTCGGGTCGAGGTCCGGCAGGAACTCCGGGTTCTTCAGCTGCTGCAGCGCGGCCGCGGGGTTGGCCATCACCAGGTCGGACGCCTGGCGAAAGCGCACGTTCTCCTTGAACGCCTGCACCGTCTTCTGCGCGTCCAGCCCCGCACGGCCAGCGATACTCGGGATGAACGCCTCGACGCTGCGGATCGCCTCATCCGCCTGCGCGCCGCCGCGCGCCGCGTGGCGCTGCATCTCCTCGAGGTAGCTGCTGGCGCCCTGCGTCAGGTCGGCCTTGTCCTTGGCGTCGACCAGTTTGCCCAGCGTCTTGCGGGCGGTGTTGAGGTTGTCGGCGAGCGTCGCCTCGACCAGCGGCCGGTGCTCCTCGTCGACGCCTTCCAGCGCGCCCTGCGTCAGCGCCTGGCTGCGCGCGGCCCATGTCTCCGCGGCCGTCGTCTTGTCGATCGTGCCGTCGGCCAGCCCCTTGGCGAACTCGTCGTTCAGGTCGTTCAGCCCGTTCTGCACCTTGGCGGTGGTCGTCAGCGCGCGCACGCGGTTGGCCTCGCGCTGCTGCTGCTTGGCCTCGGCCTCCTGCTGCCGGCGCAGCGCGTCAGCCTGGCGCTGCTGCTGGTCGACGATCTGCATGCCGGCGGCGCCCGCGCGTTCGAGCTCCTGCCCGATGCCGGCGCCCGCGTCCTGCGCCGTCGGCAGCACACCGCGCTGCGGTGCGGCCACGCGCGTGCCGACTGCGAACTCCTGGTCGCCCAGTGGGATGCGTGCCATTAGAAGATCCTCCGGCCGTCACGCGTCACGCCTGTGCCGTCCGCGTTGTTGCGCACGATGTCGCTGCTGCTGCCCGACATGGCCCAGCCCTGCGCCACCGACGAGCCCGCGCGCAGCACCGACTGGAACAGCGCGTTGCGGCCGCTGCGCCGCGCCGAGTCGCCCTGCGCGACCAGCTCGCGCGCGCGCCGCTCGCCGGTGAGCAGCGTCATGCGCGCGTCCTCGGCGCCGCGCTGCGTGATGTCCTGGCCGATGTCGAGCGAGGTTGCGCTGTCCAGCGTCACGCCGGCGCCCGCCAGCGCCGCCTTCGCCGCGCCCCTGGCCTGTTCGGTGCGCCGGCCGATCTTGGCGGCCTCGGCAGCCGCTGCGTCGCGCTCGGCGATCGCCTGCGCGTTGTAGATCGTCTGCTGCGCCTGGCCGGCAGCGTTGGCCGCCATGCCTTGCGAGATCGACCCCGCGGCCTGCATGCCCGCGAAGGCCAGCATCGGGTTACACATGAACGCCCTCTATCTCGAACTCGAGGAACGCGCCGTTCGGGCCGACGGGCTCCGGTTTCACATGGAACCCCAGCCACTTGAGCCAGCGGATTGCCCGGCGGTGCTCGGCGTGCACCCAGTTCGACAGCACCGCGAAACGCGCGCGCATCTGGCCCACGACCTGGCGCGACAGAACCGCACCGGCGACGCCGCTCTCGGCGAACTTGTCGGTCGCGATCATCCAGACGATCCCGCGGTCCGGCTCGCCCAGCATGGCGTTCACACCGAACAGCGCGACCGGCTCGCCGTCGGCGTACACGGCACCGGCTTGCGCCGCCTCGCGCGCGGCCAGAGCGAACACTTCCGGCGGGTCCTGCAGGCCAGCGGCCAGCATCTCGGCCCGGTCGGCGCGGCTCAGGTGTTCGAGCACGTAGTCGATCGCGTCCAGCGTCACGGTGCGCACTTCCAGCTTCATGAGTTGGCCGTCACCTTTCGCACGACTGAGAGCAGGTAGAACGGCAGCGGCACGTCCTGCTCGATGACGCAGGCCGCCTCGCCACGGTCCCAGCCCAGGTTCTCGATGCGTTCCAGGCCGACCGTCGACTCCGGCGCCGCGTCCAGCGTGTTCGTGTCAAGCGTCCGCGTCGGGATCTGCTGGCCGTTGATGCGGCCGCCCACGGTGCCGAGGAAGCGCAGCGTGATCTCGCCGATGCGCATGCTGTTGCCCTGCGCGGTGCCGTCCTGCATCTGCAGCTCCGGCGTCAGCAGTTCGACCGTCGTCGTGTACGGCAGGCCGATCTCGACGATGCGCGACGCGGTGCCGAACGTCACGAGTCCACTGCCGTCGACCGTGAACCGGCCGAGGTAGCTGCCATCGCCGACGACGTCGACCTGGCGGCCGACCAGGTGCGCATAGCCGCCCGCGACCGATCCGCCGACTACGCCGATGCCGGGGATCACGACAGACAGGTCTTGCCGCAGCCCGCCGTCGCTCAGGTAGTCGGACTGGAACCGCTCGACGTAGCGCACCGTCGCGCCGTTGACCACGCGGCGCGTGATCGTCCAGAGGTTTTCGCCGCCGGCGCCATCGGGCAGCACGCAGATCGAGTCGATGCGGTCGCTGCCGGCATTCGTGCGCAGGGTCCACGCGACGACGTTTTCGTCCTGCAGCTCGTAGGTGCAGCAGGCAAGGCTGCCGTCCTCGCGCAACGCCCACAGCCACGGCTCAGGCGTCTTCTGCCAGGCGAGCTCGCGGATGCCCGTCAGCGTGATGTGCTCCGACAGGACGGTGATATCCGGCGCGGTGTAGTCGTCATTGCTGGCGTTGTAGGAGAAGGCGCGCAGCTTCCGCTTGTTCACCTGTACAAAGACCTGCTCGCGCCCCACCTTGGCCGGGCGCACCTGCGCGCAGCCGTGGTTGCTGCGCGGCCGGATCTGCACATTCGTCGGTGTGATCGGCTTCTCGACGCCACCCTGCAGCGTGAACTCGCCGCCGCCGGTCAGCGCGATCAGCGTGCGTCCGCCGGTGATGTACTGGATCGGGTTGACCTCGTCGGTGGCGATCGTGAAGGCGAACCCGTCATCGTCGTTCACACCGCGCTGGAAGTTCAGGTACTCGGCGCTGCGCGTGCCCCAAACCGTCTGCGGGAACCGCGTCGACCCGGCGGCAATCAGGCGCTGCTCCCACAGAGTGCCACTGCGTGGGTAACCATCCAGCGAGTTCCAGACCGAAAATTCAAGCGACCACGCATCCGACTGCGCCTGCGTCGTGCCACTGAGCGCGCTCACGATCACGCCTTGGGCCGAGGTCGCGCTCGGGATCGTGGTCAAGCGGATCAGGCCGCCGTTGATGCGGATGTAGCCGCCCGGCGTCACGTTGCGCGCGGTGCTGAAGGCAGCGACGCCCGCGGTCAGGGTGACGCCGCCACCTACAGGGCCAGAGACGTCTGGCGCAAGCGTTGTGAGCGGGGAGCCGCCCAGCGTCCAGGTGTTGGCCGCGAGGCTTGTGCTCGCGAAGTCGCGCGTGATCGTGACCGTCAGCGACGTGGCCGAGCCGACCGCCGTGATGGTGGCCAGCCCGGCGCCGGCGGAGATCGTGCGGCCATTGTCGGCCGCAGAGAAGATGCCAGCGCCCACAGTGAGCGTGCGGCCCGCGCCCACCGTCGCAGCCGACAGCGTCGCGATCTGGTTGAACCGCTCGCCGATCTCGTCAACCGGCGGGTTCACCCAAGGAGCGGCCTCCATCGTCCAAAGCGTGTCGAGGAACCGCTGCAGCCGCTGCACTGGCACCTGCTCGTGAAACAGGAACATCGTGTCGGCGCCCTGGCAGTAGTCCAGCGCCGGCAGCATGGCCTCGGTGTAGGGCGTGGCGATCTCATAGGCCACGCCGGGCGACGTCTCCACGCGCGTGCCGTCGGCGCGGAACACCCGCATGTACTGATCGCCGAACTCGAGCGCGTATGCCTGCGTCCGGTTGAAGACGAACGGGATCAGGCGCGAGCGCACCGCATTGTTCTTGGTGCCCGCGATGTAGCGCGAGCCATAACTGCGGATGACGCCGCCCTGCACCAGGACGTTCGCGTTGCGCAGCTGCTTGGCCCCGTTCTGGTAGCGCGCCACATCGACGCGGCCGTACAGGCGCGGCGACAGCTCGCCGGCCGTGAAGTTGGTATGCAGCAGCGAGGCGCGCGCCACTTACTGCCCCGAGAACAGACGCGCGTAGCGGGAGAAGTGCTGCGGGAAGTCGCCGAACGTCTCCGGCGGGTTGTCCTGGCCGTCGACTGCCTTGGCCCGCTTGAACGCCATTTCAGCCTTCTGCAGCCAGCCGTCCGCCACCGCCTGCGACTGCGTGATCGCGTAGGCCATGGCCGCCGCCATGCGCGCGGTAGCGACCTCGACCAGGTTGCCGTCCCAGCTGCCGACATCCGCGTTCTGGTACACGTACACCAGCGGCAGCGCCGTGGTGTCGCACAGGATGCGGCGGCCTTCTTGCCGGAAGTCGAGCGGGACCACGTACTCCCCCACCTGCAGCGTGCGCAGCCAATCGCCGGGCAGCAGGAACGAAGCGCTGTAGTCGAACTCCGGCGGCGTTGCTTCAGGCGCGAGAAGCACTCGCTTCACGGCGCAGTTCCACGGATGCGCCCTCAAAAGATCGTCGCGCACCTGCGGCCACAGATTGGCTGCCAGCAGCACCCGATCCGCGTTGCCCTCCGCCGTTGCGGTCAGCGAGTTGATTGGCTTGGCCCCCAGCATCAGCAGGGCGTTGCTGCAGATCGAGACGTCCGTTGCCATCTTCTCTCGGCCTCAACAAAAAACCGGGGGCACGAGGCCCCCGGCGTTCTTCCAAGGTGGCCAGAAGGCCGCCAGCCTTCCTCACTGGTTCGTCACGTAGACGAGCAGCAGGGTCAGCGTCTGGTTGGCACCAAGGTTGGCACCCGCGCACACCGAGCGGATCTCGCTGTGATCGGTGGCCGTGCCTGGCGCAACGTTGGTGACCTCGAAGCCCGCGCCACCGTTGGCCATGGTGGCCGCCGGCGTGAACGCGATGTTCGTCGCCGACGCCACCGAACTGGCAGCGAGGTAACGGGCCGGCGTCTGCGGATCGCCCAGGTTCAGCGTCGAGGACGCCGCACCGGCCGAGCACGTCAGCCAGCCGAACAGCACGCGCGAGGCCAGGGGCAGGAAGCCCCACGAGATGAACTCGCCGATCGCAACGCCACCCGCCGCGGGGTTGGTGACGGTCGCGAACATGATGTTCAGCTCGCCGCCCTGCTGGTTGCCCTTGACGAGCAGCGGGGGCGTTGCCGCACGCGCGGCAGCGATCGAAGCGTTTTGGTTTGCCATGAAGTTCTCCTCTGCCCGATTAGTTGTCGAGCACTTCGACGGCGACGACCTTTTCCTCCTCCACTCGCACTGCGCCGATGCTCATCTTGGCGTAGATGCGAACGTTGAAGGCTTTGCTGGGGTCTTTGCCGATCTCGGTGACGATGTCCTCGCCGATGCCCAGCGACAGGCCCGACTTGGCGAACGCGAAGCACGTGCGCGTGGTCGAGACGATCGGCAGAAGCTCGGAGGGGACCCAGGTGAAG